TACCATATATGCTGTGCCATATACTTTTGAACAAATACTGGTTGACCAGTTGCTCCACTTGTAGATGAAAACGGTTTGGATTGGTCTACAGGTATTTTTTGCAACTCTTCTCTTGTCAATATACCAAGATTTGGTATCAACAACGATACATCGCGCTCTTTATATTGGTTTTCTTCCAATCCAGTTACTAATTTGTAAACTTCCAGATGAAAATCGGACATGATTCGTTTATTTCTGCCACTTTAATTGCGTTATGAAACTCGCTATAAAATAATTCAGCATATTTCATCGGTGGCAACTTCTTTGAGAATACTCTACTGATAAATCTACGGCAATGCGGCTTTACTGCGTCTATCAAAGACTCGCTACACAAATTTATAGCACCATCTGCAATGATATTATCATATGCACCTGATAGATTATACCAATCACCCTCTTTGATTTTTGGGTCGCTATATCTTGGAGCCAAATCTATCGCAGAATCACAAATAGGAAGTAACTGACGAGTTGAACCGAGCATCAATGTTGTTCCATCAAGCTTATATTTTTTATAAATCTCAACTTCTTCATCGCACGGTTTTAGTGGATATGGTAAATTGGACCAGTGAGGATCGTGATCTAAATATTTTTTATTCATATTACCAATGTCTAATGACACCAGCAATAATAAATATATTAGTCAATACATAAAAAAGCACAATGAGTGTGCGAATAAGCGCAACACGATCTGCTTCGCAATCATTTTCACTTGCTTTTTCACCAAGGGCTTTTGCCCATATTCTCCATAGTTTTTTCATATTAAAATTGGTAGTCGTGGTGGGATTTGAACCCACAGTGTTTACCTCGTGGGTATCACATTTTAAGTGTGATGCGGTTCTACCAAGTTTCGCCACACGACCATATTCTAAATTATTTACTATCTTTCAATTCTTCAATCCAACGAGCAGCAATCTCATCAGATTTTTGAGAAATTATTTGATTCATTTCAATTTGCATACGACGATATTCATTGCGCATAATTTCGCGTCTTTTAAATTTTTCAGAATCGTAGCTTGTTGTATTTTGAGTTTCCATAAATTATTTGTGTAAAAGTTTCATTCCAACATCCTGTCATAAAGTAATTTTGCATTGGCAGAGTTACCTGCGTCTCTGCGACCAAGGTTCATCAGCAGGTGAGTCATCCCCAAGGTTCTCAATGCAAAAAAGTTTTTTCCGACTGCGCGTTGGGTTGGTCATCCCAGTGATTGGCACCGCAGCTATGCTCCCCTTCGATATACAATCAAGCTATTACCTCAAGGACTCTAATCTAATTATTATATCAGACCCGCGTGTCGGAAGTCGTTTCATTTCAATCAATAATAACTACGTATTTGTCATTGTATATCAGCCAGTAAATGGTGCGACGAACACCAAGGTATTTAACACCGGAAAAAGTATTTAAAAGAACAAGAATGACTATAAATCATTATTCGATACTGTCAAGTGTATTTGGTAGCTACAGAGGGATTCGAACCCACACTACTATCGTTCTAAGCGATACGACTCTGCCAATTGGTCTATGTAGCCAAATAACTACCAACTACTATAGAACATTTTCTACAGATGTCAATACCATTATTCAACTATTCTTTTGCAAGAATATATTAGTCAGTTGGAAATCCTGGAAACGGTATGAAGGATCTTGTCGCCTCGTCCCAGAGATATGGCTTGCCGTCAGTAGGCAACGGTATTGGAGGAACAAACGATACAGCACTTTCGTCCCAAACCCATGATGCTGGATGCTCGGCGTTGAGTGCGGCGGCGCGATTTTCGGCGATTTGTTCTGCTGTTGGTTCGGGTTGGTCTTCTGGTGTTATCATATTTAATATTTGGTTTTATAGTATTATACTATATTCAATAAATATATGTGAAGGTATTTTAAATCTTGTCTAGTTTAGAAACAATACTACTCATTTCTAGTTGCTTGAGCTTTAGTCCCATTGCCGCAGCAGCGGGGCCACCTAATGCCATCAATTGATCTGGAATATAACTAGCCAATTGGTCTGCTATAGGGTGTAGATTTTCTGGCAATATACTATGTGAGTTTTGTATAAAAAGTAATAGTCCAACACCAGCCATCAATATAAATTCTTTTGACTTTGCTACATTCATTTTGCGCACTGTGTCTTTGCAACGCTCATTATGAACGTTCATCATAGTGACCGGAATACATGGATGCATAACTGAAAGTTTATCAAATCCGGCTTGGTCAAATACAGCAAGTTTAACATTATCTTTTGCAACAATACTTGCGTTTCTTGGTGCTTTGCTAACAAGAGCACCTTCTCCTAGAAATACTCCTTTACCAAGAGTTGCTAGTTTCATCTTCTTTGGTCCTTTTAGTACATCTACTTGACCATCTACTATAACAAACATAAAATCTCCTTTTTCACCTTCGTTTATTATTGTTGAGCCAGCCGAGTATTCTTTCATTGTACAAATCTTTGGTACATTCTTTAATACTTTTGCCGGAACTCCTGCAAACAAAGAGCTGTTTGATATATCTGCTACATTTACTTTAATTTTCTTAGCCATAGTATATAATATATATAATATATATGAGCCAAAAGTGACCCGTTATTCACGGGGTTGGTTGTCTGTTTCAGTCGCTACTAGCATTACTAATACTATCCATATTATTATTGATGTTATCATAAAAATTGGTGGTCGCGGTGGGAGTTGAACCCACAATCCTTTCGGAACATGCACCTCAAACATGTGCGTATAGCCAGTTCCGCCACGCGACCAAAAATGGAAACTAACAACTAATCAAATTCTTCGATTGTAGGAGCATGTTTCTTGAACTTTCTTCTACCCTCTCCAATACGACCACACACAGAACATTTTATATTGGGAATTATCCAGTTAGCATCACAACCAAAACAATAACCTCCACTTCTTTTTGGTTTTTGCAAAATGCGACGATTCTTATGCGGAGTTTTCATATAAATTGGAGCCTCGTATTGGAATTGCACCAATCGTCGTGTTCTTACCAAGAACCCGTTTCGCTCTCAAAACTTACGAGGCATTATAAAATGGTGCAAGAGGTGAGATTCGAACTCACGGAGCCTTTCGGCGAAAGCTTATGAAACTTCCTGTTTTAGCCACTTACCTACTCTTGCATAAAAGCCGATATTGTTGCATTCACGGCATTTCAATTTGGTTGGACCCAAACCTACTACTGCTATGAAGCAACAATCATTGCTATCTAAAATGGTCCTCCTGGTAGGACTTGAACCCACAACCCTGCGCCTATAAAGCACCCGCTCTAACCAATTGAGCTACAAGAGGAAAATATAAAGAACGAGGAAGGCACATATTTCGGTTCGTGTCCTTCGGTGGTCAAAAGCCGTCCCACCGTGTCAGTCTCACTGCACCCTTTTCTTGAGTAAGAGAGTGAAGGAATTTTATCTAAAGTCAAATCTTTTTTACTAAATTCTTTTCAAATATGTTCCAGCACTCTTCCCAAGACCAAATAGCACTTGCTTGCTTAACCTTTTCATTGTTAAGAGATAAACATTTATCAATAGCCTCGCGCAAATCGTTTGATAAAAATCCCGTTAGTCCTTCTTCAACAATATCAATAGGACCAGATACAGGATATGCTGCCACTGGTGTGCCCAAACTCATTGCTTCTATTAGTACAATACCAAAAGTGTCGGTTTTACTAGGAAAGCAAAATACATCTGCTTGTGTATAATAGTCTGCCAATTCTTTTCCCTTTTTGTATCCTAAAAATCTAACGTTTGGATATTTTGCAGCAAGCTCTTCTTTGTATGGACCGTCGCCGACAATATCAATGCAATACAGGTGTTGATATTTACACAAATCGTCTAATCCTTTTTCTTTTGATACTCTGCCCACATACAAAACAACAGGCTTTATATGTCTAAATCTTTGAATTGTTGATTTTAAATAGCTTCTATCAACACCACGAGTCCATGGAATAACTTCGACATTAAAATCATGTTGCTTCAACTCATTCACCATAGATTTGGTAGTAGCAAGCACCTTTCCGGAATGTTTATGAAACCAACGAACATACTTGTATGTAATAAATTCAGGTATACCATAAATTCTCTTTAAAAACTCAGGAAATTTTGTGTGATATGAAGTATTATACTTATATCCTTTTCTTTCACAATGTATTCTCGCAGCAAGTCCAAGTGGACCTTCTGTAGCAATATGAATATAATCAGGTTCTACATCTTCTATCATATTAGATATGCCGAATGGTAAACTGATCTTTACTTCTGGATATTTGAACATTGAGAAATGACGAAAATATGATGGATCAAGAGTATAGATATAGTATCCATTCTTTTCTCCTATCTTTATTACATTTTTAAATGTAGTCACCACACCATTGATTTGGTCTGGCATATTGTCAGATATAACTAAAATTTTATTGTTCATCGTGGCGAATATAATGTATTATTTCCCATCTGCCGTCGTGATGTTCAACGAGAGCAGTCATGGATTCTACCCAATCTCCGCAATTCATATATTTCACGCCGTCAATTTCTTTTATTTCAGCATGATGAATATGTCCGCAAATAACACCGTCGTAATTTTTACGCTTACAGTGATTTGAGATATTGATTTCAAACTTGAAAATAAAATCTACCGCTTTCTTTACTCTATGTTTTAGATATTTTGAAAAACTCCAATAACCAAATCCAAACTTATGTCGTATCCAGTTATATTTTGCATTCATTGAGATAATGAGATCATATCCCTTGTCTCCAAAAAAACTCAACCACGGAGCAAGCCTTGTGATGCCATCAAACAAGTCACCATGTACTACAAGATATCTTTTACCGTCGGCACCTATATGTTCTATATCGTTATGTATTTTGATATTACCAAAATCCATTTGGTATGGTATAATCATTCTTACAAATTCATCATGATTGCCGGGTATATAAACCACACTTGTTTCGCCGTTAGCAATCTTTAATATTCTACGAACTACTTCGGAATGACTTTTTTTCCATTTAGAACGATTCTTTTGAAATTTCCAACCATCAATAATGTCGCCAACCAAATAAAGGTTATAGCATGTATTGATTTTCAGAAATTCATCTACTTGCTTGGCCTTACTATCTTTTGAGCCAAGGTGAATATCTGATATAAAGATTGAGCGATATAACATTTGATTCATATCATTTATTGACTATTATCACCAAACATAAGTTTGTTGGCAACGGCATCAATATTATGATATGCTTGGCTAATCAAGTCAATCATCCAAGGCTCTAACTTTACATTATCAGACTTAATGATTTCAAGCATCTTTTCAGATTTTTGATTCAAGCCATTCAATTGAGTGGTTGTCATTTGTTCTTGCTTCTCTGGATTGAGTTGCACATCTTCGGCAAACCAATCTTGGTTCATTGCTTTTGTTTCTTGTACAACTTCTTTGATTAGTGCTTTAAGTTCTGATTTTGTCATATGCTTATAAATATATACAGAAACAACAAAAAACCCAACCGATTATAAAGTTGGGTTTGAGTTATTTTATAATTTTTCTTCGTCTGTTATGACATTCCAACCTTCAAACTTTCTAGTGTCACCAAACTTACGGTTATATGCCCAATATAGTTTGGTCAATAGTTCTGGCCAGATCCACACCTTAGCTTTTGTGTTGTTTAGCACAAGACTGTCTTTTTCAAAATATTTGCCACGAATGATAATTGCGCCGCCGTCAAGATTCTTACAATTATTAAATGTAAATCTACGAGCCTTTGGTCTATCAGCTTGATCATATATGCTATAATCGCCAATAAGAATATCATTTAGTACACAGTCGTTAAATGTAACATCGCGAATACCAGCCTTCATGCCAATATCACACTGTTCGGCGATAGCATATGGTGATGTTATTTTTTTACGACTGCCATCATTTTCAAAACGACAGTTGTTAAATGTTATGTTGCCTCCACGAACCATATCAAACGAACGAGCAGTTGCATTTTTAAATATGCAATTGTTATAAGTATGATTAAATCCATTTGAAGCTTTGCTACCCCATCTTGCATTTTGGCCGTCAATAACGCAGTTTTCAACAACTACATCTCTTTTGCCACTAAAGCACAACACAGACAAATGATCACACTTATTATCAGGTGTGTCAGGATTATATGAATTGGCTTGATTAAACGACTTATCTTGTACTAATATAATATTATTGGTATCCATAGTACCAATAAATATATTATAGTTATATTATAACATATATTATAATCTTTTTATAATGTGGAGCAGCATCCGAGAATCGAACTCGGTTTTCAAGTTTACGAAACTTGTACATCACCATTTATGTTTATGCTGCAAAAATTGACAAGTTAGAAGGGATCGAGCCTTCCTTCACTCGCTACCGAATGCGTGCTAACATTACACTATAACTTATCAAAAATGGCGGAAGCGGTAGGATTCGAACCTACGACCGGCTCATCACCGATTCTTGTTTTCAAGACAAGCGATTTTTATCCACTCACCCACGCTTCCGTATAAACATATGTATAAAGCAAATTGAATTATATTGCAGAATACATATTAAAAATGGCGGAAGACTGAGTACTCGAAACTCATCCGGCTTTTACACCAGACAATCTGTTTAGCAAACAGTTACAACGCCTTGCTGTTTAATCTTCCAAAAAATGGCGGAGAATAATAGAGTCGAGCTATTGCGTTTTTAGGCGCACCACAACTTTCCAAGTTGTTCGTGGAAACCCCCCACGGTATTCTCCATAAAGTGGAGTCGCTGATGGGAGTTGAACCCACATAAATGCCTTTTGCAGAGGCTGCTCTAACCATTCGAGCGCACAGCGACGTAAAATTGGTGCCAATGATAGGACTCAAACCTATATGTAAAACAGTTTAGGAAACTGGTGCCTATTCTTTAGACTACATTAGCATAAATGGCAGGTGGGGTGGGACTCGAACCCACAGGGTGGCAGTTTTGGAGACTGCTGCAATACCAATTATGCGACCCACCTATAAATCAAATTGGGGCGATATGGGGGAATTGAACCCACTCTCTCGAATCTTCACAGGATTCTGTGCTAAACCATTACACTAATATCGCCATAAATTGTTTCTTATAATATACAACACATCAATAAAAAAGGCTCCATTTCTGGAGCCTTCGTATTAGATTAAAATAAATTTAGTATCCAGCGTCGAACACCATCTAACTTCTGTCCTACGCTGGCTGTTATTTTCCCAGCGAAAAAAGTTTTTGTTCAACCAAACTCAAACGTTCGGCAACAGCATCTAATTCTGGGTCAGCAGCTACGGCCTCTGCTACTTGTGCCAATACTTCTGTATCAACTTGCTCTACACTTGTAGCAGTAGCAATAACGGCAGTAACAGCATCTGTAATTTGATTTTGAACAGCGGCAGATTCTGGTGCCGGTAGTTCAGCAACGGCGGCAGTGATTGCGTCGGTGATAGCTTCTGCATCTTGAACAACTTCTGGTTCAGCATTAACAATAGCAGCAACAGCAGCAGCAACGGCGGCAACAACTTCTGGGTGCGTTTCTGCGTCAGCAGTAACAACAGACTCAACTACCGCGTTTACGATTTCAGCGGCAGCTGGAACTTCTGCACTTGGACTTTCAGCAACGATTTCGTTGATGATGGTTTCAACTACAGCAGCTGGAGCAGCTTCTGCGGAAATAACTTCGGAGATTGCGGCTTCTGTTGGGCAAGCTTCGATTGCTTCGGTAACTTGTGCAATAACTTCTGCACTTGGAGCTTCGCCTGTTGCGGTTTCAATGATTGCAACAACGGCATCAATTGCGGCTTGAGAAGATGCTGGTTCCGAAACGATTTGAGTGTAGGAAACGGCTTCAACGATAGCGGCTACAAGAGCTTCGGAGTTAGTTACAACTTCGGCTTCGGCATTAACTACGGCGGCAACTGCGGCAGTTACGACTTCGGCAACTTGCGCATCAACCGGTGCTTCGGAGGCAGCTTGAGCGGTAATAACATCAGTTACAATGGCTGCGGCGGCTGGAACTTCGGCGGCTGGGCTTAGAGCAACAACGTCGTCAATTGCGATTGTAGATTGATATGCTGGAGCAGCAATCAATTCAGCAACTGCATCAACAGCTGGTTTTTCGATTAGTGTATCTACCGCATTTTCAACGATAGACAAACGAATGTTTAATTCTTGGATGCTTGATGCATCGACGCCAATGGATTCAAATCCAGAAAGCGTGTTTAACTTTGCTTCGACCGCCGACAAACGTGCGGCTAGGTCTTGAATAGTATTGATTTTTTTACTCATATGGTTTTTTATTATTGTTATATAATACCTGCATATATAAATATCTATATATGAACAGTTGTCAACCTATTTAGTATCAAAAATTTGACGTGATAAAGTATGTCGTCACCACTAAGGGGCTTCCCTCGTAAGCAAAAATGGTACCGGGTAAGGGACTCGAACCCCTGATAGCTTCGATGTAAACGAAGTGCATTAGCCACTGTGCTAACCCGGTGTAAAATGTTGTTAGACCAAGTGTTTTTTGTCATTCGGTCTAATATTTATTGATATGAAATCAAACTGTAAAAATTGTAGTAAAGAATTTGTGTTTATGCCGTCTCAACAGACCGGCAAATATTGTAGTAACAGATGTCAATTGGACTATCAATATAAAACCATAACCAAACCTCGTATAGAGGACGGAAAGGTTCATCACCCATTGACATTGAAACGTTATTTAACGGAGAACAATGGTGGATATAAATGTAATATCTGCAACCTATTGAATTGGAATGGAAAGAATATAGCATTGCACATCGACCATATAGACGGAAACTCTGACAACAATTTTCCCTCAAATTTGAGATTTCTTTGTCCAAACTGTCATTCTCAAACTGATACTTATTGTGGAAGGAATGTAAAGAACACAAAACGGGCAACTTATAAACGAAGATATCGTTTGAAAAACCTGCACGAATAACTGGTGGACCTATGGGAAATCGAATCCCAACCTGTTGAATGCAAATCAACTGTGCTACCATTATCACTATAAGCCCATAAAATATTTAACTATCAATACTCTAATCTTCTCTAAAAATGTCAAGTGTTATTGATTGGTAGTCGCCGCGAGAATCGAACTCACCTATTCTTGCATGTCGAGCAAGTGTCTTCAACCAGATGAACTAGACGACTATAAAAGATTGCCCTAGCTATATCGTCATATAGCATCATCTGTTTGTTCAGATTGACTCCATCATTATTTTTACATAAGAGAGGGATGCTTCGGGTAAGCTGGTGGTGCGGGTGGGAGTCGAACCCACAACCAACGCCTTATCAAGACGGTGAACTACCATTGTTCTACCACACCATAAATTCTAAAAATGTCTGCGTCGCCCATCAACTCTGTATTGGCTGGGATACATGGATTTGAACCATGAATAGACGAGTCATTGAAGGAATCGAACCTTCTCACACTTGTGAATCTCCAGATATGAAAAAGTCGTCTGTGTTACCATTACACCATATCCCAATAATTTATTTATAACTTACTAAAGCCTATTTCTTGTAGACACTTTAAAATATAAATAGCTTTATCAAAATCGCCGCGATCTATTGCAGCCATCAAAGCTTTTTTAAGATCATATACAATATCAACATCTGCGCCAGCAAAAAATCCAGCCGCACTTGTGTGCATAGACATTGGACTATTTTTATTGTATATCTTTGCCGCAGTTTCAATGTTTATTGGCGAACTATTTATTCCAGCCGATGGTTGTATAGGTGATATGTTCATATATAATATATATTGAATATATTATATCAAAACTTTATTATAAACTTTTTATAATCAAAAAAATTAACGTCCAACCGATGGATTCGCACCACGAGAGGTTCCTGTGTCAACTGCACCTCTTTGCTATTCGACTTTGACGTATTGGACGCTTAACTCCGGTAATTAATCGGAATCAAAATGGAGAGAGTGTTTGGTCATGTGTGCTTATTAGGCTACGTGAACCCACCGCGTAAGCCCGGTGGCAGTACCCTTAACTCTCTGTAAATTATAAATAAATGGATTGGATTTTCACCATTATTATAGATCAAGACTAAGCGATTTGATCTACAGAGCCATCCATTTGGCTCAACAGTTAACGGAACTGCTTGTCCGATTTCGGTACGCCGAAAAATGGCGAGGATAGCGAGACTCGAACTCGCTTATTTGACGTGACAGGCCAATGTAATACCCATATACTATATCCCCATAAAGTTTCACACAGCCATTATTGTCATTGACGTAAATCAAGAGGACTACTGTGTATGTTAAAATTATACTCATGGTAGGCTAGATGGTTGGCGGTTTCCCGTGCCATCTACCAACTTTCTTCCGTGTGGAGGCATGAGTTATTTGAAGAGTGTGCTATTACGCCAAAAGAGCTGACACCGTTTCGCGGCCAAGCATATAACAACTACACTTGCGCTTACTGTTTCGGCACCGAGCTAAGGTCAATTCCTTAGTTCTTATCGGTTCAATCGTCTGAATTGCCTCCGAGCAAAACCATTATAGTTGGTAATGGAAAATGCAGAATTCAAGAATTCATCGCTGCATTTTTACTCACTGAGAGTACGGACTCTACTCATTATAGGATTGCTGCCTCTAGGCCAACCTCCTCAACAAAAATTATTTGAATAGATGTAGCTTTGCTTTATATAAACTACACTCCAGCGAGTTTCTTATTTACGCATAGATTCCAACACGTTTAATGTTTCCCAATAAACGTACTGTTATGAACTCAGAGGCTTTTCGTTACTTCCATGTTTTTCCGCTGACGGTTAGACCCCGTGCTCGTACCGAAGATGGAAACAATCTTCTACATTCCGAGCTGCTATTCAAAATTGGATCCTTCTGCCATACAAGTCTTCCAGAACATTTCCAGAAGATGAATGCACTTGTATGCGTTACGCTCTTAAACCCCCTAAAGGAACGCAACCTTTTACACAGGTATAAGATTGCCCAGTTTCTTAGCAACATGGAGCCATACCTTAGTCGGCGAATGTAACGGTCTGCATAAACACAGAAGAAATTAATTTGAGTCGGATAGGAATTGATACCTATTGATGACATTGAATCTGACCCGATCTATTAGGTAGTCATCGCTTCGTTTCAGAGGCACAGCTTTATGTACACTATACTGCGCGTAATAGAACTTCTCAAGGCTGCATGTCCTTCCACGCTGCCGCTCAAAAATGGCGGCGATACTCGGGAGTCGAACCGAGCTTTTGATGTTGAGAACATCCTGTCCTTTCCAAACATAGACGATATCGCCGTAAATTGGTAGCCCCACCGGGTCACGATCCCGGCTCTCTTGCTTGAAAGGCAAGCGAACTCAACCATTATTCTATAGGGCCAAAAATGAGTAGTACCGATTATTCCGAGCACGGTTACTTGTTGTTCAACATACTGTATGATAACACCGACTCCTGTTTTATGAACAACTAGTTTCTACTCAAAATGGTGCTTGTGGAAGGATTCGAGCCTTCAACCTACAGATTCGTAATCTGTTGCTCTATCCAGTTGAGCTACACAAGCATAAATGGTCAGTGCGATAGGACTCGAACCTACATAATTTCCGTTCCAAGCGGAATCGCCAACCTTTGGCACCACACACTGATAAAATGGAAGCAGAGATGTGAATCGAACACATCATACCTTTCGGCTGCGTTATGAGCGCAGTTAGCGTCCCTTGGCTTGTCTCTGCTATAAAGTGGTCCAGCATGAGGGACTCGCACCCCCGATAATTCCGCCCCAAACGGAATGCCATAGCTACTAGGCGAATGCTGGATATAAAATTGGTGGTGTCGGTGGGACTCGAACCCACCTTATACGGATTAAAAGTCCGCTGCATAAACCGCTCTGCCAGAGCACCAATTTAAATTTTTCAATAAGATTTACCATGAATTGGATTGTATATATCCGGTATGTTTTTTTTCCAAGCCATGGTTAACGCTTGTACGCTGTGGTTATACTTACCACTCTTACAGAATTCTCTCAATGATCTACAACCAGAATTAATATATTCTTCGTGTAACCGAATCGCATAATTTCTAGATTTTTCTTTATTATGTTGTTTTTTTAAACTCTTTGTTTTTTCTTTTAAGTTTTTTATTTTTTCTTGGGTTATTTTTTTCCAATCTTCGGAACTTGCCCACCCGATAGGGATTTCTTGTCCAAATTTAAGCCGCATTTTGTTTCCAGTTGACATTTCATATATTATCCTCGTTCCATATTGGGAGTTTCTTTTTCCCGATTGATTAATTTTACTTTTTTCTCCTATTTTAAATTTGCTTTCTTCTCTGTGCAGTCGTCCTAACCAATGGGATTTCCCCCGTTTCTTGTAAGATTCTTTTATTGAATTGGATAATTTTTTCTTATACTCTCCCCATTTTCCTTCTAATATCAGACGACGCTTTGTCTCTCCTGAACTTACAAAGTTCTTAGCAGAATTTTTTCTTGCAATTTCGGAATGATTTTTATAAATATTTTTTCTTGTTTTATTGATATAATCAAATCCACCGTGACCTCCCAACTTAATGTTGTACGTGTCGTTGCGAGAAATAAACGTTTCATCAACGATATCCCGCTCCCTTTGCCACATCTCCTCTTCTGTTGATAACTCAAATAGAATTTCTTTGAAGAAATTTTCTTTTCCGTGTTTAGACACGGACCGCTCAATCAACAGCCCAGAACCAAAGTAACCATCACCTTTGTCATTGGTCTTATGAGCACCAACATAAATTTTATTGTTTAATCTATTAGTAATTTTATAAATCAAGAAGTGCATATACTAATAAATATCATGGACTCGAACAAAAACGATATGAATTAACAGTATTATTTCATGTTCAATTCATACCAAAGCTCCCACCCGTGGTAACGATCCACGCTTATCGTGATTAACAGTCACGTGCTTAACACCATGCCAGCCCGATGGGAATAAAAATGCCTTTGGGAATTTAACCCATTCAAGATGAGGCTTCACCTTTATATTATCCTATATTTTTCGCTTCACGTGACATAGTAATTAACTCACGATATCTTCTACTCATACAGTAACAACTTTTTTGGAATTACTATCTCCGCAGTTGTTGTATAATAAAATGGCTGAGATACTTGGAATCGAACCAAGACTAAGAGTTTCAAAGACTCCTTTGCTACCACTACAACATATCCCAATAAAAATGAAGCAGTGTGACGGGTTACATTCACCCATATTACCAAGTCACCGCGTTCATTGAACTCGGCTACCACACTACATAAAATGGTGGGAGCTGTTGGAATTGAACCAACTTCTTCGCATCTTCAGTGCGACGTGAGGACCGCCTTCACCAAACTCCCATAAAATGTTTGATAATGTATATGGTTGGCTTACTCACTCTGCTCAATGCAAAGTGGTCGGACTTTGAACCCGTTACACGTCTTCCATGTGCCGTAAGATTTTAGAGACGAAAACACATACACTATCAAAATTAAAGGTCGAGCCAAGAAAAGTGGCTGTTGGTTATTAGCCAACCGTTTCATCGAATCCTACAGACTCGTTCTTTCGACCTAAATTGGTAGGCATGGTGGGACTCGAACCCACAAAATTTTCATTTTGAATGAAACACGGTTATCCAGTTACGTCACACGCCCATAAAATTTTTTGTCGTCTCACATGGAGATAAGTTTTTCCTGTTTGAGATTAAAACTACTTGCGGCCTATCAGTCCGCGTTTTTCGTTGACAAAATGGTGGCCATGGAGGGACTCGAACCCCCAACATTTACGTTCTAAGCGTAACACGACTATCCAGTTGCGTCACATGGCCATAAAATATTGCATAGAGTTTCACTTCAACAGTGACCCAACTCTATGCGACAACATATATAGTTGGGATTTGAACCCAAACTTTTGAGTCTATAGCCTCATAACGTCTGCCAATTGTCGTAACTATATATGTAAAATTGATTCGCATGGTTGGATTCGAACCAACGGCATGTGCTTTATCACACTTTTGCGGTGTCATTTACCATTATAGTGAGCACTGGTCTACCTCTGAACTACATACGAAACTGGTGCAGTAGGCGGGACTCGAACCCGCAGACCTCTTCGTTGGCAACGAAGCATTCTACCATTGAACTACTACTGCATATAAATTGGTGGAGACGATAGGACTCTAACCTATAGTTATAACTCGTTCGAAGCGAGGTCGGCTCTACTTTGCCAGCGTCTCCATAAAATGGAGCCAGATGCGAGAGTCGAACTCGCTTTTCAACTTTACAAGAGTTGCACATCACCACTTATGTTTATCCGGCGTAGAAATTTGGTAGAAGGAGAGGGATTCGAACCCACGGAAGCTTTCGCTTCGGGAGTTTAGTAAACTCCTGCTTTAAGCCACTCAGCCATCCTTCTATGTCTTAAAATGGTGGGCACGCTTGGACTCGAACCAAGGGTTATCCGAAGAGGGGACATTTACAGTGTCCTGCAATAGCCGCTATGCGACGCGCCCATAAAATAGTGGACCGTATAGGAATCAAACCTATCGACATTCTGTTCCATGCTTTAGCGTCATGTTGAATGTTTAACGTATCAACACCCGTAAGTGTTAAGATCAGTTTCGGTCCAAAAAATTGTCATTTGAGTCAACCTCAATTTCGCCAATGACGTGGCGTTTGCAAAATGGAGCGGCAGACAGGGATCGAACCTGCGACATCAAGTTTGGAAAACTCGCTCTCTACCAACTGAGATACTACCGCAAAAATTATTTTTTATTTAAGAAATCTTCCGGTTTCTTGGCAAACTTCTTTGAAAGAAGTGTTATACCTTGAAGGATTTCTGGACTTATCACACCAGTTATACCATAACTGATTGCTTTTGTTAAGCTACTTACTTCAACTTGCTCTAAAATAAACCATGCTATCGTTGAACATATCGCCGCTGCGATGATTCGTTTGACTTGTTCACCATTAGTACGTTTTACACCATCCATGAAAGTTCTTGCTAACATACCCAGTGCTCCAATAAGAGCAACAATCCAGCCGCCTCTTAAAAACTCCATAAGTATATCTTTGTCTTCCATAATTTTTTAGTTAATTATAAATACTATACACATCTAACAAAACTTATGATTTATCTACAATTTTTTCACTTTTTAAATTTGGTGGTGCCGGTGGGACTCGAACCCACGTTGTTTGTATATCTGGTTAAGAGCCAGAGCTATTCGCCGCTATAGGAACAGCACCATTATAGTTTTTATTTATATAGTCGCAACTTGTTTAACGACTAGAAATTGTTTAGAGAAGGATGCTCATTTTACGATCCGTAAAGAATATAACATCCTTCTCCAACTTTATATTAAAAATAACATATCACTTCGGCCTCACAACAGATAAAACTTTCTCTGTTGATATTGATTCCCACAAAACGGTCGCTATCGCGCCGGTGGCTATTTTAGTGCTTCGGGGTGCATTTTTACCCATCTAAATTGTACTGTGAAAAAACTTGAAATTGATAACTTACTGCTAACTTCCCTAACTCTATTTACTTTTTATTATTTGTCAAACTTTTTTTACTAAATCTTCTAAAATAAAAAACCCACCTCTTTTTAGGAAGGTGGGGCATTTTAGGTTAGATTTTTTATAATCTCCGTTATGCCACACCTTTCATATCACGACCTTCATTGGCTCCTAGTGTCGGTTGCGCAATAAAGCACAAGCTCCAATAGGAGTTTAAATTTTGCGATTTATGTGAAACGTTGTTCATGATTTGATGCTTTGTTATTTAATAAATACAACTATGTAATCAAAAAAATCAAATGTCAATCGTTTTTTATTAAAAAAGTGATATTTTTTCACTTTTTTTGTTTTTATACTCAAAAATAATGGTTTATTTGCTGGTTGCTCTAAAAACTCCGTCCCAATTTTCATCAAGATTGCTGTTTCGTAGCCCTTCTATTCTTTCTATCATCATCTCATAGTATTGCACGAGTTCTTTATTGTGCTTCATTAACACATTTGCTGTGCTGATAGCTTTGTCCCAATTCTGTGCTCTGTATTGGTTTAGAAATTCTGAATGTACCGAGGGTATAACGCTCCGAGAAGATATTTCTTGATTTTCCAATATCGTATAAATTTGTACACCTTGTTTCTTTCCTTTTACCGCGATGCAATCTAATTCAACGCATCTATATTCATCTTTTATCAATTCATATGTTCTTGGTCCAATGATAATACGAACACCATATGATTTACTTTGACCTTCAAGACGAGAAGCTAGATTAACATGGTCGCCGAGACAGGTATAATCAAATCGTTGGTCCGACCCCATGTTTCCTACTACAACATCTCCGGTGTTTATACCTAGCCCCATTCCAAATGCAGGGATACCTTCGACTTTTATCTCGGCGTTGAAGTTGTCTAACTCTTTTAGCATAGACAATGCAGTTTTGGCAGCATCTTTAGCATGGTTTGGATTGTCCAACGGAGCATTCCAAAAAGCCATCTGAGCGTCACCGATATACTTATCTAAGGTTCCATCATTTGCTAGAATAGCTCTGGTCATAGCAGTCATATATCTATTCATTATAGATGTAAGTCCTTGAACATTTCTTCCATAGTGTTCAGATATAGCTGTAAATCCCCGCACGTCTGTAAACATTATGCTTAATTCTTTTTCATCGCCGCCAAGTTGTAGCAAACCTGGATTCTTTTGTAGTTTTTCAACAAGTGCGGGTGCTAGATATGTACCAAATTGTTTCTTGATTTGCATCTTGAGTTTAAACTCCATTACAAATCTCATGAATATTGCTCCAACCCACGGTAAAAATGCTGCCATCAATGGCCATGTATAATCTACTAAGTATCCGCTGTTTCTAAATAAGTAAAATCCCGAAACCACAATAGCAGTAGTTAATATTTTTAACAGTGCCGCGTTCCAAACATATCCAAGATATGCCGCAGATGTTACTAAAATCAATCCAAGTGTTATACCAACGGCTAGTTCATATAAATCAAACTCTGCTTTTCTTTCTAGTCTATTTCCATCAACAAGCATTTGTAGTGTTTGCATACTTACTTCATGACCATATGCTATTCCAACAGGTGTAGCTACAGTATTACTTAATCCCTCGGCAGTTAGTGCAATAACCACAATCTTTCCTTTTACTTTTGACCAATCATTGTCTGTATATGACATTGTATCAAACTTATACTTGAAATTTATCCACACTCTACCATTAGCATCTGTGTTTATTGGATTTGTACCTTTTACTCTAACCGCTTGTATACCTGCTTCATTAATTTTTGCTTGATAACTTGGTTCTCCACTAAAAACACGAAGTACTTCTAATGATAGTGTTGGATATGTTTCTTTTTTAACTTGAATTATTAAAGGTAAGCGACGAACTACTCCATCAAGTTCAGGTGCAGTTAACAACATACCAACTCCAGCCGAAGATTCTCCGATTTCTTTTACAGGTCCAATTGCATTTGGATAGTCATACAACCACCCATCAGATTGACCTCCCACAGTTGCTAGTCCTCTTGGCACTGGAACTCCTTTGCCTTTTACAGATGCCGATTGTGATGTAATCACGGGAACTTTTTGTAGCATATCTACAAATTCAGCATCACCGCCCATTCTATCTTTTTCTGCAAATATAATAGGAAGCACTACAACGGCTGCTTCATTTTCAAATGCTTTCTTGATACCATTTGCCAGTTCTGTTCTTGGCCACGGCCATTGTCCATTCTTTTCTAAACTAGCTTCATCTATCTCTATAACCACAACATTATCACTATCAACTTTAGTTTGAGTGCGTTGATAATAGTCCAACCCTTTTAGGCGTATAACTTCAATTGGATATGGGTCTATTACGCGAAGTGCGACTAAACTAATTAGTATCAACAAGCCAACACCAAATAGTTTTATCAGATATTTTTTCATCTTTGTATGATATTAACTTTCAACTTAGATCCGTAATTTAATGGATACTCTTTTGTGCTATCTTTATCTGTAACTGTAAAAGTAGCGTTCGTATCTACCTTGACTTTGTAAAAAATCACTCCGCTATTGTTGACATACAAAATAGCACTTGTACCATCTGTAGTAAAACCGGTGTTTACTGTTGATGTTGGCAATGTTATTGTAGGAATAGCGGATGCTATCGTCGCATTCACTGTAGCAACTTTTGTAGATATTGCCTCGATTATAGATTTGTTTACTTCTGGTTGTAATTTGTTTATATCTAAAGATACAGATGCTAGTGTAGCTGACGCTTCTTGCGGCTGTGTAGATGCAGCAGATTGTGTCTCTTCTGCCGGTGCCGAGCTTGTTGATGTGTTGTCAACTTGAGCAACCGACGTTGATTGTGAGTTTGAATTTCCAGATGATGCCGCTTTTGATTCCGATTTTGTTCCTTTTTTGTTGGATGAATCGTCCGACGAATCTTTACTTATCTGTACAGGTGCTTTCTTTGCTTCTTTTGCAGATTGCGTAACTGATTTTGGTGTGTCCAATAAAAGTCCGTTATTCACACTTGTTTCATCTTCTAAATTTAATAACACCGGTGCAGATGGTACTACATTAGATGAAGCGACCATTGTTGCTTGATATGCTTTTGTCATAACCACCGTTCCCAATCCATTACTAACTTCAATACTACCAACAACAGGAGGACCAAATTGTGCGAGAGAGGGTAGAAGAATAATTAAACTTCTACCCATCTCATCGACTGTAAGAGAAAAGTCAGTACCACGAACTACAACAGATGCAGTTGGTGTTTTTATTTTGACTTCATCTCTGCTATTTTTTGCGATAAGACCGGATGCGTATCTTACTGTACCAAGCGATGCTTTCAACCCCAATTTTCCTTTACCAGTTGATGGATCATATACAAATGTGTCTATAACCAACTTACTGAATTCGGTGCATTGAACCCGAGTACCGTCTTCAAAGGTTATTCCAACTCTCGCTTTTAACGTTTCAATTGTATCATCCATTTCTATTCCAACATCAACCTTACCTTCAATTTTATCTTGGTTTCTTGTCACTTGAGTAGGACCAGTCACCTCGGTAATTTTACCGGCTGCGGCGAATAAGTTGGAGCAGAATAATACTCCAGCCAATATCAATATAACTTTTGCAACCATTCCTTATGGAGTTGGAGGACTGATACCAGTAGTAGGATTTGCTGGACCCGTTGGGCCAGATGTTCCACCGGTTGTCATAGCAGGCGCTGCACCACTTGTAGTTTGCACTACACGAACGGTGTTCCCACTTCCTACCAAACTATATTGGAATGTTTGTTTTTCTACACCCGACTGGTATACCGTTAGATCGTTTGTGTTTCCTTGGATGGTGACTTTTTGTTCATGACCATCTTTAGCAGCGACACCACCAGTTGAACCAATTTGAGTTGATTTAACAGTGTTTGAGTTACCAGTGATACTATAATCAATGTAGTTATAGTTGGCATCTTTGATACCAAACTTCAATACATTAGAGTCACCAGTAACATTCAATATTACATCGGAGTTAGCCATAGTTGCTTTGCTGTCATCGGTGTTGGATGTATGATCAACGGTCGTGTCTTTGTTGAACAATACACTGTTGCTATTACCATTTAGAGCAATGTTCATGTTATTGCTTGCTCCGTTCAAGTAGTATTTTTGTGTATTGCTATTTCCTGTTGCAACAGATAACAACTTTAGGTTATTTGCTCCGGTGATGGAGAAGTCCGTGGTATTGTTGTTACCCATTTGTCTCATTTCAAACAGGATGTTATCTCCTGTTATATCAGACGGCGTGCCGCTAGAAACTCCAATTTTATTGAGGCTTCCAACTTGTACTAACGTCGTACTACCAGCGGTAGTTATTTGATTTACATATATTTGGTTTTGACCGTATCCGATACTTGCCAAACATATGAATGCTAGTGTTGTTATTAGTTTCTTCATAATGTTTTCTTATTAGGGTTGAATTTCCAGAGCTTCATTCTCTCGCCTTGATTAACTATCTCTATAACGGCTTTGTCTATTGCACTGCGAACAGCAATAGTGTTTGGTTCATTTGCTGTTAATCCTAGTTCAGACTCTATAGGCAATGTTCCATGCTCATAGAATTTGAATAGATTGCCAGATACTGCAACACTGGAAATTGTTTTGGTAACTGCAACACTTAAAAGTACTTCTCCTGTTTGTACGCTTACAAATCGTAATGAAACCGTAACTACATCTTTGCGATATTGAGCATTTGATGATATGCCGAGCACACTTGCTCCGGCACCACCCGTTAAAATGTTTGAATCATATCCTATGATACCACCTTCTGCTATAACTCCGGCAAAAAGCATAGGTGTAAGCTTTTCTGCATTCTTTCCTTGAAATGTTTCTCTGGTTTGGCTAATCAACTGACGCTCTTTGATGATGTTATCAAGATTTGCTCTTTCTAATACTTGAAACCACGATCCTCCACCCGCAGTTCGCAACGAATCAATCAGCCAGCTCTCGGCACCTTGAGTAACCGCAGATGAAAATGAAGCATAAGCATCCAAAACCTTGCGTTGTCCAGTTTTGTCAGTATATGAATATACCGCAACGGTCATTCTTGGTCCGTCTGGTGAAGGTAGCCCCATAAGCTCTTTTTCAAGTGGAGACGCTTGATGCTTTGGTACCTCAAGTATTGATGGCCTAGATGGTACAGATGCACAACCGGCCAACAACAGTGGTAAAATAAATATGCATAAATATTTATTCATTGTTAACCGCCACCAGGTATCGTGCTTAAAGAACCGATTGGCACGGTTATTTGTGTGGTCGTTCCTGTTGATGGGTCTACAATATATAAAGTAGCAAAATCGCCATTTCGTTGCCAAGTAATTGTAGAACCGCCCTGTAAATTGATAACGCCAAACGTAGCACCATTAGAATTGAATATCTGGTCAGTTACTTGAGAAGCCAACTGTGAGTATATTCTAGCCTGTAGATTGTTTATAAACGTGTTTAACGGCGTATTAGAGGCTTGTATCTTAGCTTGTTCAGCTTCTGACTTTGCTACTTCTTTTATAGATTGTTTTCTTGTTCTTGCCAAGTTTTCAATCGTCATAGCTGTGTTAGAGAAATTTACTCCATTGAAAGTCGCCGACTTAAAGCTATGCACCATGTCACTTGCATACGAAGCGCAAGCCGTTATTATAATTAAAAATATATAGAATTTGTGTTTCATAATCAGTCATATATTATATATTATATATATGACCGAGAACTACACAAACTTTTTATATATACACTACATACACATCGCCGATGCGTAAAAAAATAAAACCAAGCGGTAACTTGGTTTTAGATTTGAATGATTACTCCTTGTATTTTTCAAGGAAGCGATTGCTGATAGTTTTAAAACTCATTCTACCTTTAAGAACTTCACTGTAAGTTTCACAAGCAGAACGCCAAACAATGCCTTCGGCTGGTGTGCCGTTGTCATAGTTTAGAGCCAAAGCAACTTCAAGCATTTTACTTACGGTGGCTGTTTCACCAAAACCAAAATCTTTCTGTGCAACAAGCGGTACAACTTTTATATTGTGCTTTTTTCCAAACTCAACAAGTTCATTGTATCCAGCATATTTTCCAGTATCAATGTCGTATAAGTTGAATAGATATAAATCAACTTCTTTGAAACCCATACGGTTGCCTTGAATGCCTGGCCCCACCATTTCTCCTTGAATAGAAAGATTGCGAGGTTCGCTACGAAGAATTTCTTCAAGTTTAAGCTTGCGAGCCATCTTCCAGTGAGCATTGTCCTCGGTTTCTTTCAAATCCAAATTTCTTGAACATACGCCAAAGTCGGCGTCTCTTCTGTATGCAGTAAAACTGGTACCGTCCATCTTGAGTGTACCAACTAACACAAGACCTTTGGATATAGCTTCATCAAGTACTCTTGGTTCAGATTGTAAACGAGTTTCATCGGTTTTATGTAAAAATGCTGGGAAGTTTCCTTTAGCCATGCCGGATAAATGGGCAGGTACAACAGGTTCGTATTTAGTAACATCAACGAGTTGTTTAACATCCTGGCCCACTTCATATTCACCGTTTGGTAAAATAGAAATCGGTAATGCAAGTCCTTGACTTAATGTTCCTTTCAGTCGAATTGTGCGAACACGTAATGGTTTACTTGGTTCTTTACGCAAATGGTCGTTCCAACTTGCGATTGGTAGCACAGAGTCGATCTCGAAAAATACACATTTGTCATTCACAGAAAACTCCGTTTTTAATGCAACACACTGCCATCCAAGGATTTTCACACAAACAATCTTATCCGCCCCTTCAATTGGTAGGATTTCAGTGATTGTTTGAATAGATGCTAGTTTTCTTTCGCTCATATATCACCCCAATATACACTAAAATAATCGCTCGTCAAGGACTTTTTATGCTGTTTCGTATATATTTATTGTTATATTCTATCTATGAAACTTACCGAAATCTTGAATCTTGACGAACTTGAATTGGCCGAAGCAATGACAGGCCCAGAATTTTATAATCAACTCACCAGTCCGGAGTTTAAATCAAAAGACACATTTAATGTTACTGTTCCATTTAAAATTGACAACAAAAAGGTTGATTTACAAATTCCAATCAAACTTGAAATGGACAATCTTGATCAAGAAGTTGAACAATATCTAAAAGCAACTCCTGAACTAAAGAAGAAGTTTGATACATACGCATATTGGTATGACAATTTTAACAAGCTTGTTTTCGGTAGTATGCCGGAAAATGATGCATGTCTTTTCTTGGCCGCTTGTGCGTATTGCTCCGCTAATACAGCACTTGACCAAAATATTTTAGAAGCCGCAAAACTCTTTAGTGCTGTAAAAGCAGACATGGCATTGCCAAATGGCAAACAGACACTAGATGCTCTTTCTACAAATGTTAAAGACAATATGAACAATGAAACATTGGCATATTTGAAAACGTTCCAAGGAAAAGGATCAAAATATGCGGATTTGCTTGCTCCAAAGAAAGATTACAAAGGTGGAACAGTAGACGCTGGCGCTAGAAAGGGTCAAGATGACGTTTTCAGTGAGATCACAGTTTCAAATGCAAAGATTCCAAACTTCAACTTGTTTGTAAAATACTATCTAGCAAACGAAGGAAATATAACCAAAGACCAATTGTTCAACGATCTAAAAAGTGGCAAGTTGAAGATCGGTGGCACCAAGATTAATTCTTTCTTTATTAATCTAATTTTTCCAGGTTATAAATGGAATGATAAAATTGATCCAGCCACAGTTGACCGTTGGATGATTCGTGTATTCTTTGACAAACCTCTTGCTCGCATGGTTGAAGAGGATGTTAGTGACTGGATTCAGCGTATCACCGACCAATCAAAAATTAAAGTGGGAAAAAAAGATACAGAAGAAACATTGCTAAAAAAGAAACAAGCACTTTTACAAAAGAACAAGGATGGTATTGTTAATGCCGCCATAATGCAATTGTTCGGCAGCGATGAAGTTCGTCAAAACCTTGTGAAGATTCTAAACGAAGCTGGTCAAAAGATGGGACTAACATCATATCAATTACAAGCTCTTGCATGGGTAAATATTCGTATTCGTTATAAAGAACCAGCAGCAAAGTTTGCCAAGTTTGAAGACGTTATGGATTATGCTCAAGAAGCAGCAAAAGGAATTTTACAACTTGATCCAAACATCAATGGTGTTATGAACACTATCAAAGTTTTGGCCTCCGGTCCTCGCTTCAAGTTTAAAAGAAAACAAGATGTTATTGATACAATACAAAACCGTGATGCATATCAAAATGTTTATTATCTTCCACCAAAGAACGACGTTGAAGAAAAAGCCAAAAAGAAAGCTGCAATGGCTGATGTCAAATGGGGTAAGATGAAAGTTGCTGTCAAAGACAATAATCAAGTAGACATATACGATATGGATGTTTCAAAGAAAACTCCGGTACATACAGTACAACCCACCGATAGAAAGTCTGCACTTTCTCAAGCATTGCGTTGGATATTGAGTTATAATCCAACACCGGCTACTCCAGCCGCTGCTAAATAAAATATCTACACAAAAAAGGCGCTCGTTTGAGCGCCTTTTGTTTTTTATCCGTTCCAACCTTTTGGCGGAGTGCAATAATTTCCAAATGCTTTTGGCATAATTGGCTCTTTTGCTATCTTGGGAGTATTTTGCAAATCTACTCCCATTTCAACGAGCGCTTCTTTACTAGCATAATACACACTCATTTCCACAAGCATATCACCTTTTTCAAAGCTTACTCTTGTGACTTTATCTTCAAGCTTACTTCCCCAACCAGTGCCAGTATCAAACTGCTTGTGACTTAGTGGTGTACTTGTGTCGGAACTAACATTCATTGAACGTAAAATTCCGGATGAAGCATTCAAACTCGTATTTGATGCTAGGGTGGTGTTAAAATAATTAGAACAATTATTCGCAGCGGTCGTCGTTCCAGTTACAGTTGTATTACCAACCGTGTATGTACACGGAATTGTGTTTATTGTATTATTTCCGAGAATTGTATATGGCACGCCCGAATCCAGTATCCATCCAGAATAATACGGAACTTTTTCTTTATATGTTCGCAATCCAATAACTCCTGCATTAGTAGCATTACTCTTGGCTTGCTGCACATAGCTCTTACCTTTGCTTGTGAATATAAATGAGGCAGAGTTATCATCGCTGATTCTATAGCCTTTTACATCTAAGCTACTATAAGCATCTATAATGTAGCCAGTGTTAGTTTCTTCTGCCGGTTTTCCAGTTACAACGTCTAATCCATCAACCGACAATACAGCCATTACTCTGTATGGATTATCGTTCTTTATTTTAACGGTATAATTAGTACCGGTGCGAGCTTCGATGAAGCTCATACCCTTGTGGGTATATTCTTTACAAGCACGACCATTTACTTGGACGTGCATACTTACGTTATGCATATTCATATTTCAACCTTTTGTTAGATGTCTAGCCCACACAATGCGGGACTTCAATACATAAATATATATTAAACTGGTATTTTGTCAAGTTTTTTCTTTCTCCAATACTCTTTTCTCGCTTCCCGTATCTTACTTTTTGATTCTTCTGAGTGTTTTCTATTACGGTTTGATTCCGATATTTTCTTGCAGGTTTCTTCGCTTTGATTCAATTTCGCTGCGGTCATTTTTGCCCGAGTTTTATCGGATACTCCAAGCAATCTGCGAGTTATCCACGAATCGGAAATTTTTTGTTTATATACTTGAAAAGATTGTGCTTTTTTATTTGCCGCCGATATAATTTTTTTGTGCTCGTCCGACCAACGCTTTCCGGTTCTCGCCAGTGCTATTTTATCTTTCGTCTCCTCCGACATTTTTCCGGAATGACCCCCCTCTCTCAAATTGTATCCATTTTTTATAGAATTTAGTTGCCGTATCCAGAATGTTTCTCTATAATCCAATATCCACGAAACTTCTTGACACTCTTCTATGACAATGGTATCAAAGTTATTATAACCATATTTCAGCAACGCTCTATAAATCTTTGGTTGGGTTTTGCAGTGCAATAGTTCATATCCATAGTGCCATCTTTTCTGTATGTTCACGCTCTGTCCAACGTACCATTTACCCGTTATTTTGTTCCTTAGTCCGTAAATACCGCAACATGCGCTTTTCGCATATTTTTTGTCTATTTCTTTGATAATATCTCGCGGAGCGATTTCTTGATAGTTGGTCGAGTTCATGTTTTGTTCTATTTAGTTTTTTTCTTCCCATATATCAATAAATATATCATGGGAACATAAAACATGAGAACAAACACTTTTTATATAACTTATTTATCGCTAATCACAACCACTTTTTCACTTCGTCGTCGTTTTTGTATCCACCCGCTTTAGCAGCAGCTTTGATTTCTTTGAGTTTAGCACCCTTGATTTCTTCCGCCATTACATTGATAGGATGCATGTCATAAAACTTTTTGTCAGAATCAAGATAAAACTTACCATCATTTGTTTCTAACCTCACAGTTTTATTGTCTGTGTAAAATATAGCGTCAGTTACTTTCATTGTAATTCTTTGACCGTACCGCGAAGTTTTGGACCATTCTCAACCGCTGTCCAATCTTTAATCGTGTTGCTCATAACCGGCTTGCCGCCGCCACGAACATTGACCGCAACAGTAATATGTGGAATCTTGTTTTCACTTGGAAATCCAACTACACGCACAGCAACTACTTTGTCGCTAATACCAACGTGAGTAACTTCAAGGCGTTGTTCTGTCTCAAGATACTTTTTAACAAATTCAGGTGTGCCGGGATATTTAATGGTCATATGATGACACACCATTTCCCATCCATTGTCTCTAACTAAAATAGGAAGGCGAACACCATCTACTTTGATATTCTTATCTGCCCACGCAGATAATGATAGTTGAGATTTTTCGTCTAGTAATATTGCGGAATACATATATATTTTTATTTAGTTGCTCGTAGTAGTTTAATGATTGTTGCCATAAAGCAGATTTCTTTATCTACAACAGACGCATCTTGAAATTGACCATCTGCTATAATAATTATAACGTCGGCAACATTACTTGGTGCATATTCATCTACCTTTTCAAACAATACTGTATAAAAGTCTGCGAAGCTCTTTACACTATTGTCAGCAAGTAGTTGACGGATGTTTGTAAATGCTTGTTTCTTGTCATCAACTTTTAACATTTCAATCATCTTAGCTTTGATATCGCCTTCAAGAACATCTTCGCGAGCTAATGTAAGAACACCATCAATAACATTACGTTGAGCAGTATTGATTACAGCACGAATATCTGGATAGTGTGTATTTACAAGTAATACCACACCGTCTTTGTCAAACTTTATATTTTCTTTCTTTAATATGTTAGACAAACTGACCGCCACATCCTTTTTGGTTGGAGGTGTGATAGCAAATGATTGACAACGAGATACAATCGGTTCAATGATGCGTTCGTGATAGTTACAAGTCAAAATAAACCGTGTATGCTCACTGAATGTTTCCATTACATTACGCAAACCGGCTTGACCTGCGGGAGTAAAATAGTCCGCTTCATCTAGAATGATGACTTTGAGTGGATTAAACCCAATGTTACAAGCAAAGTTCTTGATTTTAACACGAATAGTATCAATACCATTTTCATCGGACGCATTGATATACAGCATATCACACTTGATGCTATTGGTAATTAACTTAGCAAGTGTGGTTTTACCTGTGCCAGCACTGCCGTATAACAGCAAATGTGGTATATCATTGGTTTCAATATATTGCTTTACTTTGGCTTTGAGCGTATCATTGCCAACATAATCTTCTAGTTTATTGGGCCTATATCTTTCGCACCATAATGTGTGCGTGTTGGCAACAGGTTCGGATTTTTCTTCTGCGAGAAAGTTCATGTTCGTATTATATTACGATTTAGCGGTTTTGAGCAAGTAATAATTTGCTTCGTATTCAGTTGTCTTGAAGTTGATGTTACTAATGCCAGCAGTATTCACTTTAAGTACTGCACCAGTTACATTACGGTTTCTGGTCAATATTTCCTTGAAATAGTTTGCATTGAAACTGATTTCTTTAGCGGGCTTGTCTTTTCCTGCAACGGTTTTGACTTCTAACTTGATGCGATTGGTATTGTTATCATTATCACCAATAATCATTTCTACTTTATCACCCTTCTTGTTCAAAGACAATGTAAAAGATGTAACATCTGGCAGAGCATTCTTGGCTCTGATAAAGCGATCAATAAAAGCATCGTCCAATTCAATTTCTAAATCAAATGTACCAACGTTTGTGACGGATGGAGTCTTTGGAATAACTGACATATCTGCTAGAATGACAAGAGATTCTGTGTTCTTATCCGATATAGTTAAACTGATTGCGCGTTTATCAACAGAATTGACATTCATTTCAACTTCTTCATCCAAGATACTCAACATCTTCTTGAATTGAGCAGTGTCATGAATACCATATTCACCCTTTTCCAACTTGATGTCATTGAACGTAATAGTTCCTGCCAAAGTTTTATCTTCCGAGATAATCTTGGTAGAAAGATTCTTACCATCCGATTCTAATTTAACTCGCTCAACCGTGCCGCCGAGGTTATAAAGCTCGATAAATTTGATTAAATTTGATTTATTCATATATTGTATATTGTTTAACTTTTTATATAATGTCAATGTTAAAAACTAAAAAACTGATCAATCGTTTCGGCATCTTCGCTGTACATTTCCCACCGCATAGCATTATAGAAGTCATTTAGCTTCTTTTCAAGCTCTGCGTTCCAGATAGCAGTACGATCAATATATTGATTGATAAAATCCATAATAATCTTTGGGTCTTTGTCGTCGTCCTTAAACGCCATACCTGTAAGACCAAATGGATTTTCTTTTAGATATACCCATTTGATTTTTCCACCGTGTAGAATAGGTTCCGTTTCATTGATTTCGTATTTCTTGAGCATATCATTATATGCCAACGCCGCTTTACATTGTGCCGTAGAACCGCCTTCAAAGTTAAATAATTCGCGATGTTTTGGATCAAAGTTTATTTTGGCTTCTGTGTTGGATATAAACTTAACGGAAGTATTCTTGGCAATATCTTCAAGATTAAACTCAGCCATTGTAGATTTGAACTCTCCAATCTTAGAGTTTAGTTCTTTGTTGGATGTGCCGCGAAGAATATCTTCAAGAACAGATTTCATAAAGTCGCGGAACTTTTTTGGATATGATGAACGCACAACGTCAAGACCTTTGATTTCAATTTCATCAACGTCTTTGTTCAGTTCCATGTTGTACACCTTGTGCATAGCATACCGTTTCTTTACTACCCAAAACGCAGCTTTGGCTACAACGTCAGAAGCAATCTTGATACGATTGTCTGTAGAGTTAAACATGCGAACCATCATAACCTTGTAGAAGTTATTTAGGTCGTCTGATACTTCGCCAATCGTTTTGATAGCAAATGGCTTTACATCTTCAATCTTTTCATAATCGGACAAGGACTTTATGTCCAAATACAAACTGTCGGTGTCAATATACACAACATAATCTTTATCTTTGGTATTGCATCGTTTATTAAACTTTCCATTTACATATCTTGCACTGGTCTTGATAATTTCTTGGCCAGTAAGTGTAACCGCAGATGCATTGTCCAAGTCATAGAATCTAAAGATAGATAAGCCAAGAACACCGTATAATGAGTTGAGCAAAATCTTTTGTACATGCTGACGACGCTTCCAGAACGTTGTTCCGGCTTTATCGCCTTTATCAGAACATTCTTTCATCTTGTTCTTGAACTCAACACGCTCGGCAAACCACGTTTTAAGAATGTCTGGAATGCAGCCGAGTTTACTTTGGTCATATACAACGCCGTTGGCACTTACAGAAAGATTATTATCTACAATGATTTTACCAAAATCTTCATAGGTATATATTTCATTATCAAATGCAATCTTATCGGCGGATTTCTTAACAAGTTTCTCACTGTCCCAATCCTTGATTACAGCTATCTTGGTTTCTGGGCTGATATTCAAACTCATAATCACCGAAGGATATAGAGAATTAATATCGGCGCTACAAATCCATTCATAGCGACCGGGTATAGGATCTTTTACATACGCACCTTCAAAACCCACATCATCGGCCAAGTTATCATCTTTGTCTACAACTTCTAGTTCTACTTTCTTGTTTGGAGCAACAAGCTTTTTTCTGCGTAGATATGTAAGCAAGGCTCCTTCAAGAAATTTTGAAGACATACCGAACTCTTCATATCCAACGTGGCAAACGTGACAGATACTCATCGCCAGTTCGATAAACTGCAACTGGTCGTTCATCCTCTTTACCAAAATAATATCGTGAAGATTATATTCAATAAACTTCTTTATGTCTGTGCGCTTGAGATCGTCAAGAGAACCTGTATATTCTACTTTACCAACCTTCAACTCTTCTTTGGCAACTGTGTCAAGTCGGTAGTTCGTCAAGTTCTTGCCACTATATTTTTTGTAAAGAATAAGATAATCAAGACAATTTAAACCAGCAATCGTCATCTTATTCTTATACTTGTTGAAATAACAAATATTGATAGACGACAATCCGTTTGCCGTTTCTTCACCAAGTACCACAACCATGCGAGCATGTAAGTATGGAAAGTCGAAGCCGTCGATATTCCAACCTGTTGCAATAGTGGGATTGATTTCTCTCCACTTTTGTAAAAACGCAATTAGCAATTCTTGCTCATTTATATACGCAATGACACTACTATCATCTTTATCTTCATTCTTTACATTGCCCTCTTCATCAAGAACAAAACAATAGTAATGGTCATTCTTAGCATCGTATAAAGCAATAGCAGTAATTTTCTTTTGTGGGTCTTGTATGTTTGGATAACCACCCACAGAATCAACTTCAATGTCGATGATAGCAATACGATGATTGATGCTGATTTCATCACTATCTCCATATGCATCAATAAGAACTCTAGTATCTACAGGTATATCAGAAGAAAATAAGTTTGGATCACGAAAATTAAATTTTGTAATTTTTTCAAGACTATCGCCAAAAATTGATTTATATTTACCATTTCTAGACTTCCTGTAAGCATATGGTTGGTCTGGGAACGATGTATAGCCGTGAATATCATCCCATAGGTGGATGGTTGATGTCTTACGATCCGAATATATTGCTTGATACATTCCAATTATATTGCCCGAGCGAGCAATAAATGTCAATAATCAAATCGTACTAACACTATCAAAACCCTCGGCTTTGGTAGGAGGTTGCAACTTGCTGGCTTGTTTATCTATAACAAACTCCGGAACCTTGCGCTTACGACTTGCGTTTTGACGCTTTGCTACATCAACTGGAGTATCAACAAAATATGCACGCGCTTCTGCGTTGTTTGATTTAGCAATCTCAATCCAATCTTTACGATCTCTTACACTAAGACTTGTCGCATCAATAATTGCGTTATTGCCATTTGATAGATAATCATTTATACGTTTTTTTGCAATAGTAAATACTTTTCCATTTTGGCTTTGATCTTCGGCATTTCCGGTCAATTCAACCCGAATAGCATCAGTTTCCACCAACTCGGCTTTGAGTGATGTTTTTAGTCCAGAAGCAAAAGTGCTTTTACCAGAACCGCTTATACCAACCATGACTGCTAAAATAGGTTTCATGTAACTATATTGTGTAACATTTTATAAGATGTCAAATATTTTTATGTGATATACAAGAGTGTTTGTTTTAGTACGTTTAATATTTATACCGTAACGTGATTTAATACAATTTATGGTAAAATTTTAATTGTATGCTGCTCTGTTATTTTGAATACACTTCCGGTGTACGGGGATACCCAGATATAGGGATTCGCGGGACTTTTTCCGGCACCGTATATAGGAATATCTTCGCTGCCGCTGGTGATGGCAACTTTGGTGGGTGCGTTTGACATTAGTGCGCCTTGAATTTCGTTATATGTTAGCATAAGAGTTGGTTTTATTAGCAAGATCCTGCACCGCCGTCAGTCCAATCTCCCGGTGGCGTGTAACCACTCGCCAAGCATATAGTGTCGCCGGTGTTAAACATTCCGTTGATATTACCACCACTACATTCCGCGCCAGCCATAACTACACTTTGTGACTCGGCGGTGGATGTCCATAAATGACAGGTAGACGGTTCAGGCGTTGCTGTTGGTTCCGGTGTTGGCGTTTCTGTTGGCAATGGCGTTGCTGTTGGCGGAATTGGCGTTTCTGTTGGCAATGGCGTTTCTGTTGGCAATGGCGTTGCTGTTGGCGGAATTGGCGTTTCTGTTGGCAATGGCGTTGCTGTTGGCGGAATTGGCGTTTCTGTTGGCAATGGCGTTGCTGTTGGCGGAATTGGCGTTTCTGTTGGCAATGGCGTTGCTGTTGGCGGAATTGGCGTTTCT